TTTGTTAAAACTAAATTTTAAAGCCATTTTTTTATTTGTTTTTGTAGTATTGGGGGGTTTTAATTTTTACCCCCCTCTACCAAGTTATTTATTGAGGTACTTATGCGCATAGGCTATCTATTCACAAATACCAGTTAATTATTATACAACAGCGTCTATAATAGTTGTAATAGAAGTACCGTAAAAATCTTTATCTACAGTGACTAAATCACCTTGTGATGCAGAGCCAATTCGCTGACAAATCATATCAGCAATTTTTAATGAATCACCACTAGCACACGTAATTGTAATTGTATCAAAAGCAGAAACATTAATACCTGTACCCAATGTATGTAATATTACAGTAGTTGCGGTTGTTTCAATGTATTCCATTTTTGACCAATCTAAGTAATAAGCTACACCAGTATCATTAACACTAGAAGCGACCTTTACAAATTTTATCATATTCATTTTTTTATTTTTTAAAGGTTAATAATTACGATACACTCAATATACCACAAGACAATGGGTTTCTAACAACGATTCCAGTTTCTGAAAGCACGTGGCATTCAAACTTGTCATCAGCGTTAGCACTTAACATTGATTTTTGGTCATAAGGGTTTACCATTCCAGCTACATACTTCTTAATCATACTTCTGTTTACTCCTTCAGCTCCTTTAGTAACTAACTCTACGTTAGAAATTCCAGAAGTTTTTCCGAAGTCCATAAACACCATCTTAGCAGATTCTTTAAGTCTGTTGTCACCAAAAGCATTAGTTCCACCAGCTGAAGAGTGAATGTTAGGGTCGTCAAATACAGGACAATGAGCAACAGTAATTTTGTTACCTAATGCACTATATGAAGAAAAGTTGGCTCCTAAATGAACGTCACCAGCTACACCTTTCATAGAACCACCAGTCATTGAGCCAGAAGGCGCAACAATAAGGTCTTTCATAGCTCTGTGGAATGCTAATCTACCTTCAGTACCAGTGAATACTACCCACTCGTTACCTTCAGCAGAAGTTGCGTTTAATGAAATCTTAGCAATAAACTCAGTAATAATATCTTCTGTTAAAGACCCCATAGAATACGAAGCTTGGTTAGAAGAATCAATTTGAGCTAATAGACCGTCTCCAGTTACAACTGAACTTCCCATAGCACCTGAAGTTCCTAATAAAGAAGATGTAATAGCTCCTGGTCTTGCAACTGTTGTAGTTTCATTTGTAATAGATTTTCTACCATACCATCTTTGTAACTCTTGTTGGTACATAAATTCATCCATCATTTGTTGTTCTCTTGTAAAGTACCATAATCTTGAACCATTATTTTCAATCCAAGTAACGTCAGTTAAATCTTTACCAGTAACTGAACATTTCTTTCTCATTGTAGTTAAGTAGTTCTTATGTGTAGTTGGATAAGAGAAGTTTTCACCTACATCAGCTCCATCAGAACCGTTAGGGAAAGCTGAACCAATAGAAGCTATAATTGCTTCATCAGCAATATCTGCTGGTAAAAGAGCTTGAGCACTAGCGTCAATCATCTCAAATTGAACTATGAAGTCTGTTGCAGCTGCTGAAGCTGAAGTGTTTGCAATAGGGTCTGCAACAACTACCGCAGTAGCTCCTGACTGAAATCTAACCATATCCCATTTGTTCAAAAAGTTACCAGTTCTACCAGTAGCTGTTCCATCAGTGATTAAATAAAATACATCACCATTTGCATCTGCGTCATCTATTGTTCCTCCAGTTGCTGTTACAGAACCAGCCGCTGTAAATGATGTACCATTAGTACCAAAGAATCCTGTGTTGTAAGATGGACGATTGTATCTACCCATTACTTTCCATTCAAAAGAATTATCTCCTAATACTTTTTCTGAAGCGAATCTTCCTGTTCGCTCTAATAAATACGTTGCTGCATATCTTGGGTATTGCTGAATCAAAGTTCTAGCAATCTCTGGATATTGCATCAAGGCCGTATTCAATGCGTTTTCGGCAGTAGTTCCACTACCATAAACGTCTGTTGATAAATTTGCCATTTTTTTTTAAATTTATTAATTAAACATTATTGTTATTTTGCTCAATTAACTTTCAACTATATCAGACTTTGTCTTACTTTTTGTCTACTCGCTCATGAACGCTTTTGGGTCAAACGCATCCCCCTTCGGTTGATATGGATTACGACTTTTCCCATTGTTAAGGTTTGGTGATTGTATAGAGTCCATTAAACTTTTACTACCTTCATTTCTACCTTGAGAACGAAGAATGTCTTTGATTTGGTCTTTATATAGCAGAAACATAGCAACGTCAGCAACATTGGCATGACTTTTCCATAATTCATTCGCCATATCTTTAGTAGCAAATCTATACACCTCTTCCTTCTGTTTTTTTGTTACTTTACCTCCCATGAACCTATCCATTTCTTTTAAGTGACCTTGTAAACCTTCTCTAGCTTCACTTATTTTTTTATTTTTTTCTTCTACATTTTGTTGTTGTGTAACAGATAAATTTTCTTTAGCTTGTTTTATAGCTCCCTTTATATTTCTTTTTATTTCTCTACCTTTAATAGCAATTAAACCATTACGCTGCATTTTATCAACAGTATCGTCTATTTCAGATTGAGTTAAGCCGTCTGCCTTCAATTCTTCTATTACTAACTCTTTATTAGAATAATCTAAGTAGTTTTGTAATGTAGAAATTTCTGGACTTGTGACTTCTTCTTCCTGAGTGTCTTGTTCTGTATCTTTACTATTCATAGCTTTCATGGTTTGTCTAATTTCTTCTTTAGAAGCATTAGGCATTCCTAATTGTTTAGCTACTTTACCCCAGTCTAAATCGTCATCTTCTTCTACTTCTGATTTAGCTTCCCAGTCATAAGACTCTTCCGACTCTGTTTCTTCTTCTTCTTCAATGTTTTTTTCCCATTTCCATCCATCTTCATTAGTAACAGGTTGTCCTTTATCATCCTCATCTGTCGTAGGAGTATCTGGACCTAACCCTTCTGTAGGAGTGTCTGATGCAAATGCTAATGGATTGAATGATTCTGTGTTTTCTTTTGTTTCATTAGAAGCTGATTCACTAGTAACCTCTTCTACTAAACTTGATTTTTCTTCTGACATATTTTTTTAATTTATTTATTCCCTATTTTGCAAAGATACAAATTATTTTGTAACTTTATCCTTTGCTCTTAATTTATCCTCCATTGTAGTAGGAGACTCTCCAGTAAAACTATTTTTTTCTTTTTCAGAATTACTAGTATCTTTATTTATTTCATGGTCAGCTAATTTTTTATTGAAATCTGCGTCTTGAGCTGAGTCATGTATATCTCTCTTGTCTTCAGACTGTAATGTTGCAACCGCCATTCTAGATTCAGCTTGTATTTCCGCCACTTGTATTTTAGTGTCGTTATCCATTTTCTTAAGCTCTGCTTCTGCTTGAAATTTAGCTTGGTCAGATTCTTGTTGAGCTTGCATTTGTTGCATAACTTGTTGTTGTTCTTCAGCCGCTTGTTCTTTCATTTTATCCATACCTTGTTCTAAAACTTTTTCTGCTTCAGTCATAGTATCTGCTTTAAGTACTTTTAAAATGTTAAGTAAGTCAATATTACCTGCTTGTAATGCAGATTGAGCTAATTGTTGTACTACTTGTTTCATAGCGTCGTCTTTACCACTATCCCCAACGTGAACACCATAATCTTGTAAAGCAACTGAAGGCATAATGTTTAAAAATTTATAAGCTCCATCTCCTAATATCATTGCTGCTTTTTTACCACCCGACCAAGCAATCTTCATATTATTACACAAACTTTCTAAAACTCTTTGTTTTACTTCTGCGTGTGAATAAAACCAAGACTCTGTAATAGTTGATGATTGAACTACACTTCTTTGTACGTTACCTACATATTCATACTGTTCTACCGCACCTTCTCTTTGTCTAGTAACTCCAGAAAGTTGACCAGCCATATCTTCTAACATAATTTTTAGATTAATTAACTGTTGTACAGATTGTGATAATGTAAAATCAACTTGTTGAAATTGATTGAAACTACTCATTTGACCACCTTCATCTTTTGAGTTAATAGGTATAATACCATCTGTCTTTAAATGATACAATACAGTTTGCATATCCATACCTACATTTGTTGGTATTTGTGACGTGTCATATACTACCGCTTTGCCACCAGAACGAGCCATAGCTAATTCTATTTGGTATATTACAATATTATATAACATCTGTGTATTAGCTAATATATCTACCATTGAGTTTGGATGTCCCGTAGTATTACCTTTTATACATCCAATATAAGACAAACTAGTTTTACCTGGGTCATCTACACTTCTAACTTGGTTGTCTCTTCTTTTAGCTTTTACTAATATTTTGCCACCAATTTTTGTAGCTTCCCATATGTCATCTACCCACTTAGTTTCTATAGTATCACCTTTTCTTTTTTTGTATGTGTCTCTTACCATTTTTCTAAATGGTCTATCTGGGTCATATTTATTAGGAGATATTTTAAACTTAATAGCTCTTAATGATTTCCATTCAGCTGTTACTATACGAATACGATTTTCTTTACCATGAGCACTATCCACCCATAGTAATTGATTATTATAATCACTCATATCTTGACCATAAGAATTTCTCATTTCATCTAATAAAAGTAAATCATCTTTTGTTAAGTATTCTTTGAACTCGTCATTTATTTCATTAACAGATAACCATCTTTCTTCTCCCACCCAAGCTGCGTCATCTAAATAATCAGAATGTACAGACGTATCATATATTACAGAACGTGGGTCTACCCTACGTGCGTGAGGGTCTCCGTTTACTATGTCTACTTTAAAAAATTCTTTACCAGTAACTAATAAATCTCTAAACCCTTCTTTAAATTTATCTTTTAAATTATATCTGTTTAACACATACTCTAGTCCGTCTTGTGCATTCTCCTCTACCATTTCTCGGTAGTTATATTTCATATATATACCTATGTCATCTGGCACTGGCATTCCTTGACCTTCATCTGTTATAGGAGCTCCGTATGTTTCTTCAAAATCTTTATGTATATCTTCCAACAACGATTTCATTTCTATAGCAACCTTATGGTCCAACTTCCTTATTACAGCTTCTTTATTTATAGTAGACACCTTCATGTCTATAGGTCTTTTTAATTCTTCACCAACTAATAAATCAATTTTAGGAGTAATAATAGGATAATTAACTAATCTTGCAGGATATGATAATCCGTATTGTTCAGTAATATAAGCGTAGTCACCCTGATTAATATTTCCATTGTATATTGAATAGTTATTGATGTCTCTTGTTCTTGAGTCTCCATATGAACTTTCGTTATATGACATATAACTAACTATTGAACCTAAAACAGAATTACACCATTCGTCATTCTTTTCTTTTTCTGATACCATCATTGATGGAAATGCACTGTACTCTTTACTCATTTTAATTTAATTTAATTGGAGTACCATTATGACCCCTTGTATAATATTTTAGACCTATGTCTATTGACTCTTGCTTTTCTTCTACTCTCATTCTATAATTATCTATATTATGTATTAAGCATATACCAAAAGCCATCGCTCGGTCAGTATTCTGTAATCCATAATTTGCTAATTCATCTATTAAATCTAAAAACCAAATCTCTTTGATATTTTCTCTAATATAATCATCTATCAAATCTTCCAACAAAGTCTTCACTTGTTTGTTCATGTGAACACCGTATTGGTTTCTTGTTCTAGAGCCTGGATTATGAGCAGACTCTGGTTTTTCTTTTAAATATTTTAACGCATTCATACGTTTAAAATAATCTAATATACCTATCTTTGTATATTCTACCAACATCTTACTGTTATAGTATACTGCTAATTTCAAACATCCGTCCCAAAAATCTTCTTTTTTCTTAGGTCTGTCTGTATATTCAGCGACAACATAATCGCTTGGTATATTTGTATTTGCAAATCTACGATAAATTATTGCACTTCCCAAAGAATCTGACGCTCCTGCTTCATCTTGGTCGTAAGAATCTATTCCTCCTATGTCAATTCCTTTATATTCTGGCATTGGATGTGATAAAATTTTAAAGGGTCCAGCAGGATGTGGCCTCCACATAACCTTTAATTCTTGGTCATCATTTAGCACCCAGTCTAAATATCCTGACTGTATTTGATTCTTATAATCTTTACTTGCAAGTATTCTTGACCTTTGTGCATTAAGTAAGGATATGTCAAATCTACTTTCTTTAGTGTTTAAAAACGCTTCTTCAATTGTTAAGGGGTAGTTTTGTATATGTAAATTATAAGCTTCATTATCTCCAGACTTTCTAATTATTTCTCTATCCTCACTAAGCTTGTCTTTAGCTCCATTAATATCCTCTACTCCTGTTTCTATATCAAAAAATCCATAGTAAGCTTTTGACGCTGGTATAAACATAGGTATAAGATTATAAGCGTCGTGACTGTAATACATATCCATAAAATCTTTAGAAGCTTTAGATATATCACCACCTGTACCTCCAACAATAGGAACTCCAAATTGTATATCACCATCCATGAAACACGCTTTAGATGACATGTATGCATTTTTCAAATGCTTAAATTCCCCCGCTTCTTCAAACACCATTAAAGAAGTTCTTTCTCCTTTAAATACCTCTGGATTATCCATTGTTCTACATATAATTGTAGATTGATATCCACCAATTTCCCACTTACCGTCTTTGTTTTTTTGTTTGTAGCCTGAACGTAATATACCATCTGTGTCTTTTAATACTGAATGTTTAAAGTTAGGGTGTATACCATTTAATCCTTTTTTAGTTTTATCAAAGAATGCGTCAGCAGTTGCTTGTAATCCTGCCGCTACACCTATATCATTATATGGGAAGAATGTATATTCATGAGCAACCATACCAGAGTTCATATAAGAAAACCCTTTGTCCCTGGCTTTTATAACAATCATTCCCTTTCCTTCTTGTTTGCACGTTTCAAACAAATTAAAATATTCTCTATCCATCTCTCTATACCACGGATGTATTAAAGATTTTCTTCCACCTTTTTCTCCACTGTTACCTAGTATATAATAAAAATTTAAATAAAAATAATACTTACCAGATATCCAAGGCATACCTTTTGGTTTAAAACCATTAATACATCTTTCTTGTTGCTCAGTCCACCACTCTTGATATGAAACAGAACCGTGTTCTAAATCAGGAAACCCTTTATTTGGTATAGGTCTATATCTTTGTGGGTCAAATTTAATCTTACCCATATCTTAACCTTTTTGGTTTATCAAATCCAAATAAATTTTTACCTTTCATTTTATTAATTTCCTTACCCTCCATCCAATCTTTTAAATTTGTATTATAATTATCCAAAGCGTATTGATTGTATTCTTCTGCTCTTTCCCAATTATTTCTTTTGTAATGATAAGAGTATCGTCCTTTTAAGTATATAAGATTATTCTTTTTTTTAATCGTATTAGTTGTTCCTTTCCGATTGACTTCAATAGGTTTCTTTCTTAATCTTATAGGTTTTCTAATACTTTTATTCATTACATTTCTTTTATTTTTTTACGATTCTCTAAGAAAGATAACCCTTTGTTACCAGCGATTTTTTGTCTTTCTCCTCTTCTTTCAATAGAGTCTAATAAAGATTGCCTTGTCTTTAATATTTTTTCTACACCTATCATAAGTTTTTGTAATAACTCTGCATTTTCTTCATTTAAAAACATACCGTCAATCAGATTCGTAAACTCATTAATCTTTTTATTAAAAGCTATAAGTTGTTCATCTAAAGGGTCAAACTGTAATTCTTTATACTTATTTGCCGCAACAATCATTTCTGGTTTTTTATATCCAGACCATGTATAGCTTTTGTATAAATCCATAGAAACAGCTTTTACTCTTTCTTTTTCTGTATAATGTCTATAGGGACTTTCGTAATCATATACCATTGCAATCCACTTCATTGCGTATTGTCCTAGTTTTTCCGCATCTAAAACTGCTTTAAATTCTGGTACAAGAGTTACTCCATTATCACCTTTTACTATGTCTCCCTTTTTATCTATTTGTAATAAATACATACTATAATGTTATGTGCATTAATTTAAAGGTATTTTTAAATTTTACTTTACTAGTTTTTTTTCTGTATAATTTATCTAAAGAATAGTTTGGGTTTTTACAAATTGAAACTTTATTATCTAAATATATAAAATTATTATCTTCTATTCTATCTATAAGTTTTTCTTCTTCTTTTAATAGTAAAAATATATCATCATAGTTTTTTTCTAAATAAAAAAAATTACCCTTCTTTATTATTTTTCCTTTTGCATTATTCATAATATTCATTTTACAAATATACAAAATTTATTTGTATAGTTTTAAAAAACAGAAAACCCCTTTTTGATAAAGAGGTTAACTGAATGAAAACATGGAAAGATAAAGAAGTTACAAAATTACAAAAAAATTATTTATTATAAGGATTTATCATATTAAATATTTCTCCAGTTTTTTCTTTCACTTGATTATCGTATGCTATTTCGTCAACTTCTTCTTTTGTAATTAATTGATTTTCATCATATATGCTGTAAGTCCCCCCGTCTTCATATCCGTAAAGATTAGACTCCGAAGGAGTCAATTTTTGGCCCATGTCTTGAGTGGGCGTAACATTCATCCCTTCCGTGGGAAGTACTTCTGTTTCTTCCGTGGGTAAAACTTTTGGCTCTACATAAGTGGCGTCATAATATGTAAGTGATTTTTTGTCGCTAGAACCCTGATTTCCTAAATCATTCACATCTATAGTGTAATATTTTGTTTCATCATGTTCGTAATCTTCTCCTAAAGTTCCTAATGAATAGTTTAACTCTTTGTTCCATCTATTAAAAGTTGCGGATTCTTTTCCTGGATGAGAAACATCAGTTCTAACTCCTATTCCTCCTTGGTCGTCTACTATTTTATCAGTTTGATATATAACATTATGAAACTCTTCTGATGATAATTTACCATCATATTTATTCATTAAGTCTGCAATAGTAATTTGTAAAGCTCTTTTTGTAGAAGCGTTTTTATTTCTATCGATTGTTCTGTTGTCATCATCGTAATGAGAGTCTCCTGTAAAGTGTACTACAGAAGATAATACAGTAAAGTCTTCAAAGTTTGAAACTTTATTAAATAAGTCGGAATTATTATTATAATTCTTATCTACAGACTTACTGACAATCTCTGTTTGTGTTGTGTTACTAAATTTAATCTTTTCTACATATTCCTCAAGTTTATCATCATCCCAACCAAGGTCAGCTTTAATGGTCTTAATACTTTTACCAGTCATATCGTAATTGGTAAAACCTCCTTTTCCATCAGATTTTTTATATTGCAGTCCTTTTATAATAGATTTAGCGTCTTCCTTACTTATTCCGTGCTTTATTAAAGATTTTTCTGTTGTTACCGCTTTCACATCTATTCCCGAACCAAATGTAATTCCTGAACCATCAGTTACTAGATGTCCATATGGATGATATCCTTCAGTTTTTGAGAAATGTGTTAGTAAAGATTTTTGTTGTTCTGGTGTTAGTTTGTCAAAGCTTGTGTATTTAAAGTCTTCTTTAGTTACCGCTTTTTTTTTACCTCCGTCAAAATACATTTTACCTCCTTTTTTAAAAGAAGTAACTTTTGGAACTACAAGAGGGTGATTTATAGATTTACTTCCATACGGAGTTAATCCTTGATATCCACTTCCTGCTCCTCCTCCTCCAGATGCTAATGAATCGTCACCCATAAGAGAACCAGATTCTCCAGTTAAAAGGTTACCATCATCACCCATTGCTCTATTATAAGGCTGGAATTGACGTGGTGTACCCATTCCTCCATCTCCACCATCAACCGCAGTAAACCATTGTGGAACTAATTGACCACTACTTGTACCTCCGTATCCATATTCAGGAATTTTACCTCCACCATAATATTTATTATAAGCATTATCAGGATTTGCTAATACTTCAGGCACGTGTTTAAACTTACCTATCATTTCTATCATATCTTTGTAACTACCCATAATTTTATATTTTAATCTTGTTGTTTTCTAAATTTACCAATATTAGTTAGTTATTTTTCCACCATGACCCATCTTTTTTAAAGTCAAAGATTTTTTACGATAATCTAAAATTTGTTTTTGTTTAGCGGATTCACTTAAATCTTTTCTATGTTTATCTCTATCTTTTTTAGTATAACTCGTTGGTTCTGGATTTTCTTTAAGAGCTTTTTGTAAAGATTTAAAATAACCTTCGCTAGGATTGTATCCTTTTGCTGCTGAAACATACTTCTTTTTGCCATTTTTTTTCTTTTTAGACATAATCTTAAATTAATTGTGTTGTGGTCTTAATTTTATTTTCCCTCCTTTGTTGAATCCAGACTTCATGTCTGAGTAACTTTCAGGACTAATCGTACTATTAGATTTAGAACGTGATGTTCCTGCTTTTTTTCTTTTGTTGATATTGTAATACAATCCCTTCTTTGCCATGATTAATCGTGTTGCGGTAACCTACCTCCATGTTTATACTTCATTCCGCTTTTTGCTCTAGGATGTCCCCACCCATCTTTTTTTAAAGATTCATGAGCTTTTTTATTTTTAGTCATAACTCTAGATTTACCCTTACTCATGATGTGGTCTTTATAAGCCATACTTAATCGTGTTGTGGAAGTCTTCCTCCGTGACCATACTTCATTTTCATACCACCCATAGCCTTATCCTTATTACCCATCATTTTAAAATCAATACCTGAGAGTTTTCCGTCCTTATTCTTATCAAGTTTTACTTGACCACCTTTTAAATACTTCTTTTTGTTTTTATGCATTACTTAATAATTTAAATTTATAATGTACAAAGATACAAAAATTTTTTTTATTTTTTTAAAAATTCTATTTAGTTGTGAGAGAGGGAGACGATATGGGTAAACTCCCCGTCCCCTTTTCAAAACTTTGACACCCTACCCTCATTTCGTCACTTCGTTCCTCATTTCAATTACAAATAACTATTAACCAATACTATACTACTATGAACTACATTCTAATCCTATTCACTGTGATACTAGCAATAGCTAAACTATTCTTCTTCGCAGCAGCAACCTATGTTATCTATCTATACATCAAAGATAAATATCCTAAAGCTATACCTAAACTACCTAAAAGAGATTAACTTCTCTTTTTTGCACAATATATGTGTAACATAAGTGTTTAAGTGTAAGCTAGCCAGCTAGTCTAATACCCTTAATACTACTACTATTTACTAGTATTATCTAACTATAACTACATAATCTATTGAGTATCAATATGTTATCCGATATCTATCATAAAATATACTAAATAACTAATCAATATATTTATTTAACTGTTTAACATAACATATAAATATGCAGCTAAGTTATACAAAATAATTGACATTGTCAAGTATTAAACTACACATTTTTATCACAATACTACATCAGTATGTATTTATGTGATTAACAAATAATTACGATAGTCACTTCGTTCCTTCGGTTCACATACTTTGTATGTTCATTTAAATTACATATAGGACATATTTATCTAAACTTACGAGCACACACACAACCTGACTTGGGTGCTTCAAGTAAAGACAATGTCCTTTTTTGCTCACGAAACGACTGCGTCTTTCGGTGTTATATTACATATAACTATTAACCAATCTAA